AGTGGCTAGTAATGAAAATGTCTGTGATATATCCGCTTTTAATCACCCAGTTAAATCGTTATTCTTTGGTTTTGGTGCAAATAGCGATGATTTCGCCAATGATCGTTTCACATTCAAGAGTGCTGAACTACAAATAAACGGGATACCTCTACTCGAACAGATGAGTCCTATGTACTTCCATACCGTTCAAAACTATTATAAATCATCATTCGGAACGTCTGATTTTATCGCAGAGAGTCAAGTGCTAATGTATACCCGTTTCTTCGCATACCACTTCTGTATGAACGCATCAGATTATAACCCATCTGGTTCTTGTAATTTCAGTCGCCTAGACAACGCCAAGTTGACAATCAGAGGCGCTGAAAAGGGCTTGAATAGACCAAGTAACCAGGGACTATTTGTGTACGCCGTAAATTACAATGTGTTGAGAATCAAGGACGGTTTAGCAGGAATTTTATTCGGTAGTTAATGTATAGATGGGTAGAACTGTTCGTTTCGATCATATTTTCGTGTCGAATATGGACGCTGATCCCACAGAGCAGGATATTCTCACCACAGTACGGAGTATTATTACGAGTGAGATCGAAGCTGATGAGATTGTCGTCGATCGTATCGGTATTGCTAACACAGTTCCGACAAAGAGTTTCTCGATCGGTGCAGATCTCTTTATGCAAAGTGGTCAAGAGGTCATTTTAGACGTCTCTAAAACTATTAAGACGGCACGTATGAATGTAAGTGATAAAATTGGTATAAAGACTGAAAACCCAGTCAATGATTTCCAAGTTGGTGATAACCAGGAATTCTTTATCAGTTTAGATAATCGTGATTTAGTCACTGTAAATGGTAATATTTTTACATCTAATTTATCATTTACAAATGATCTTGAACTAACTAATAAATTTAAGGTGAGTAATAGCGATTCAAATGTTCTCGAAGTTACCGGTAATACATTCACAACTAATGTGGATGTGGGAAAGTTTCTGACCGTGGGCAATGAGCTCGACCCAGATACAGATTCCAATGTGGCCGTATTTGAAAATGGTAACGTTATTGTCAGGAATGGTGTGCTTCGGATTTTTGGAAACACTGAAATGGTTGGTAACTTATCCATCACAGAAATTCCAGATTATTTGGAAGTAAACAGTCTTGTCATATCAAATGCCGTCATTCAAATGGCTACAGATCCCACAAATAGTGGCCCATTTTCAGGGAACGATGGAAATTATGATATGGCTACGTTGATGGTTCAAAAGGCTGGAGATGCTAACGTGTTTTTTGGATATACACAAAGTGACGACACGATGAAACTGGGTCGTACATTCGGTGGACCTCTCACTCAAAGCTTTACGATCGATCCAGCGACTACGACGAATCTTCAAATTTTTGGAGAATTATACACACAAAATAATGTGGGTATAGCCAACACGTCACCAAATTACAGTCTTTCTGTAGGTTCAAATGTATATATAAATGATACTGCGACATCATCTGCGAATGTTTTACATGCCAATGGGTACGGATACTTCAAGGGTATGCGAATAGGAGATGATGGACTCACCGTGGGTAGTCTTATTACATTAGATGCGGATGCAGCAATACCGATGGTGGTGACCTCCACTATCCAAGCCCATAGTATTCAAACAACTGGTAACGCGCCAACGGGTATAGCCAATACAAATCCAACTGATACATTCTCAGTTGGTGATGAATTTTTCGTAAATACAGCTTCCACTGCCGCGAATACATTAACAATCCTGGGTAATACAGTTACAAATCGCCTCATCACACAGTCTATTCGTGTACAGGATTTCATCGAGGTTGAAGGTGATTCGGGAATTACATCTACTGCGAACGTACTCATTCACGCTGATACTGATGATGGTGACACATTATCAAATGCTGTAGTGATTAAAGCCGGTCCACTCACGGCAAACATAAGTGCGATTGAGATATACGGCGCTAAAACTTCAGCCAGTAGTCAGAATATCAGATTCTTTACCAAAAATACTGAGAGAGTACGGTTCGCGTCCAATGGTAATGTGGGTATCGCCAATACCTCACCCACTGACAGGCTTACAGTGGGTGGCGCAGTCCGTGTCATAGGAAGTAATGCGTTCACGATGGGAACTGAGACGAATTACATGAAAGCATTTACGGATGTGATTGGAACACAGACAAAGATTGAAAGTCGTGTAGGAACCGGTAAAGGTCTCAACTTTTATACGAGTACCACCGACACTATGGGTAACCCCAAAATGACCATCCTTGAAAATTCAAATGTTGGTGTCGGCACTGCAACACCCCAAGGCCTTCTCCACACATCCGGCGGAACCGTCTTTATCAATAATCAAGTCGTTAATTCAGGTGGTTTCAGCCATCTTGGGGCACCACTAGTTGTAACGAATACCTTACCCATCCAAGGTGAAACAGATCAGGGTTCGGTCATGCACTTGACACGAGAGGGTGTTGGGGGTACATTCGATGGTGTGAGAGCGACATTCAAAATTGGAAAACATGATGACACTTCGTTAAAATCCAAAACGAAATTGGACATCTACCTCACTGATGAAAATTATACGGATGAAAAGGATATCCTCACCCTCCAAAGTGATGGTAGGGTGGGTATAGGTTCAACAAATCCCAGAGCACATCTAGAAGTTATAGGTACGGGCATTGCAAATCCATTGGAGAATGGTATACTTATTCATAACCAGCATGGATCTGGGCAAGGTGATGCGATTATAGCCGCACAAACCGACCTTATAACAGGAAATACATTTACATCATACATCCAATCAAGTCAAAATAGTGGTTTTAGAGGGTGGTCCGTCGGTGTAACGGGGGAACGTGATTTCAGAATTACGAGGAATGAAACAGACGTTTCAGAATCCATAAATGTGGGTTTGTATATCGATGGCACTAACCGTGATGTTGGTATAGGAACTGACGCGCCCCGAGGTAAACTCGAGGTCAATGGTGATGTTGTCATAGGAAATCAGCTCACGTTTGGTGGTATATCTGGTGATGAATTTGGTAACTGTATTATAAAGGAACAGTTATATTCCACAGAAAACCAAGGTAGGACTGAACTTTTAATATTCAAGGGTAATGAACGTTCCGGTTTAGGTCCAGATCGCATCCGCTTGGTCGCAGCGGAACACGTTTTTGAAACATTTCCACTCGTACCTGGTTTAACTACTGAAAATTCACGTAATAATATCATAGCTGACAATGCGAGTAGTAGTGGTTTTAAAAGTTTAGTAATTGCAGAATCCGGTCGTGTTCTTGTCGGAACAACAGATGAATCAGGTTTAGCTTCAGATGTTAAGTTTTTCTGTAATGGTGGTTTCGAGTTCCCTTCGGGTGAAAAGATTAAAACTGGTAATATGAACATGTATTCTGGTTTAAATGATGGTGCTATAGATACAATCGATACATCTAATCTCATTCTGAGTAATTACACAACTTCAACCGATAATTATTATGAGTATGCGCGATTTACCAGTAAAGGTCTTATTGGTTTCGGAACAACCGTCCCAGATACAAATGTACACATCTACTCGGGGGTCACAACAGATATAGATGTTCTTAAATTACAAAGTCCTGGAACCAATAACAAAATAGGTGTCAGTTTGAACACAAACGATAACTATGGTGGTTATGTGAGGGGTTTCAGTAATACTCAACATTCTGTACATGGGACTGTCTTAGGTGCGGTCAATAATAGCGTTGAAGTTGATGGTATTCATATAATTGATTCGGGTAATGTGGGAATAGGAACGGTAAATCCGAGTGAGCGTTTCACTGTGTATAACAGTAAGGCTCGACTAGAACACTCTTCTGCGGATGCGATGCTGGAGTTCAAAACACCCGGTGGTGTTTCCAATATCTATGGTGATGTGACTGGTAATATTGTAATTGATGCGGTTTTGGATGTAGTGATCAATAGCAACGTTGAAATAGCTGGTGATCTTCAAATTGATGGTAAAATTGATCTTGGTAACCAAGTAGCTATCGATTTGGGTGGTGTGGATGCGACTACAGCACTTCAAGTGGGTGGTGGCTTTATATCAGGTTCGAATGAAGTTGCATGTAAGCGATATTCTAAACAATTTTCAATCACAACGGGTGGTGGTCAAGATGTGCAACTAAACTTTGGACCTGAAACATTCTACGCTAAGATTGTCGCTCAATTGAGAGAGACAACAGATGGTCTAAGCTCAGTCGACAACGTAAGTACCATGATACTCGAAGTCCAGGGAGGTACACACAACGGAACAGCCCCGAATGTTGATATAGCCATAGGAACTAAGAATATGTTCAGTGGTCTGAACTTGTATCCATGGAGTCCCACTGTGGTAACGGGGAAACGCTCGGTACAGATTGTACCAATAATTAAGGATACCGGTAGAAACTACGCATATGACATTTTCGTGGAATTAGTTTCGGGTGTTGCTGGATCTCTAAAATCTATTACACATAAACTCACAGGTTCTGCGACACTTGATAACGGTGCCGGTGGTAATGTAAATAAAGCAACTTTCACATATTAAATTTACTACAAGGGAAAACCCTGCGGTAGATAAAAAAGTAATTATGCCCTGATGGAATCAGAGACGGCTAGAGCAATCACGCCGACAATGAAAGCCATGACGACATAATTGAGTTCAGTTTCTTCGCGACCAATCGTTGGTTTATCTTCCTCGACTTCGAGTTCCACGACTGGCTTTTGCTGTTTGACTGGAGGATTCAGCTCCTCCAGTGGACAGTATGCTATCATTTATATATATTTAGAGATTAATTTCAGTCTTCTTCTTTCGTCTCGTCCTTTTGGGTTTAGAAGAGTTGACATTTACCTGTCGAACCTCACCACCCGTCGAGTCACCCGAAACGGAGATGATATCGGAAACATCATCCTCATCCTCTTCTTGAATGGTACCAGCTGTTCCCATGTTGGTGTTCATAGGAGGTGGGGGTGGCATAGAAATCCCACCCATGAGGCTGGAAATATCAAGTCCGGGACCCTTCATCTCGTACTGACCAGTGCCACCGACGGGTGCATCGACCGCTGGGCCATCGGTATTCCGTGTGGTGTTCTGAACAGCGCTCATCATACTCTTGATGAGATCTGGGTTTTGCTTCATGACATCGTTCATGTTGGGCATAACCGATTTGAACATAGAATTGGTCAGATGGAACATCATAGCGGATCCACCGAGCATCATAATCAGCTTGACCTCTGGAGCGATATTCACCTTGGATCGGTACTTCACATAGAGTTCTTCAAAGACACCATCATAGTCATCCACATTTTCCATCACGGACTCGGACCAACCCTCTAACTGAATCTCAAATGGGTTGTACCGCTTGTTAAGGAACTCCAGGCCAGTCACACACGCTACGAGCATTCGCCTAGAAAAACGGACAGACTGCTCAACATCTATACTGTACGTAATCCTCTTCACTTCAGAACGAAGTTCATCAACATTCGAATAGGCATTCAGGCGCTTATTCACAGCAAAACCCTTCTTCTCTAACCGACCGAGTTTGTTAATCAAATCAGCCTTCTCTTCATCTATAGAACCGTAACCCTTTGAAGGTTGCTCATCCTGTTGACCAGAACCCATATTCATGTCATCATCAAAAAAGGTTGGTTCATCCTCACCATAGTCAATCTCCTCGTCATCACCTGGTGGGGGAGGAGCATTCTGCTTATTGGGGTTTGCGAAAGCATCCATCGCTTCTTGATGCATCTGGGGTGCGGGTCTGGACATATGGTTCGTGGGTCGTGGAACACGCTGAGGACGAGGAGCCGATATTTCAATCTCATCCATCAGGGCCTGTTCATCTGCATCTAGTTTCATCACATTTGGGGATCCTCGATCGATTACAATTTCTTCGTCCATCTACTCTCTATATGGAAACTAAAAAAATACCTTTAACGCAGTTTAGAAAAAATATATTGGTCTATTATAAATGTTTAAGCTTAACCAGCAGAACCGCAACGCTCTCATGTCCATCGCCATTTTATTGGTGATCATTTTTGCCCTGAGTGCCAACAAGAATATCAGCAACTACCAGCCCATGCCTATTATTATCAAGACTGTGAATGAAAAGTCTATGTTCGATCTCGAGAACAAGATCGAATGTGCCCCTGGACAGGGTAAGGAGGGAAGTGCTTACACTACAGGTCTCACACCCGGTGGTGTTTGTGGTGCTCAACAGCTTGTCGGTGAACACGCTGGGTATGCCATCGAGGATGGAATTGGTGGATCTTTAATCTAAGCTAACTATAAATGGCGACCCCAGATCTCAACTATGAATATCACACCATCACGATTGATTCGATTGGTCAAAGTAGTGCGAACACCTTCACATGTTACCTTCAACAACCACTGAAAAATGTTGTTCAGGCTAAATTATTGGGTGCTCGTATTCGGACAACCACCGCTACGGAACATTGTTATGTCTCGATAGATGAACTCGATTCTATTTTTTCTGATCGCGCCTCTAATGTACTCACTGGTCAGGCTTCTATGAGCGTTCTTAG